GACGGTCACGACCAGCAACGGCTTCGTCAGCAATGACCGGTGCCTAGAGATCAGTGCCAACGTCTCGACCCTGACCGGTACCGGAACTACCGCCAGTCTTCTAGTGAGCTACTGAAGACAGAAGAAGCGAACAACCCGAAAGGACTCGCACCATGCCGTTCTCCACAATCTCAGACCTATACAGCCCGACACAGCTTCGCCGGGCACTGCAAGAAGCGCAAGGCATCGCATCCGAACTGCTGTCCTGCGCAGCGGACGGAAGATTCCCGGACGAACTCCTGCTCGACGCCTATCGCAGATTGAGCGAGACGGTCGAGGACGCGGAGAAGGTGAGTCATGGCTAATCGCACGGCTTTTAAAAAAGGCGAGAAAAAGCCGAATCAGGGCAAGCGCGGCCCCGGTAAAGCCACATTGAAGGCCCGGGAAGCCATCGCCAAGCTCGTGGACGGCAACACCCATAGGCTAGAGGGTTGGCTAGATGAAATCGCCGCAGACGAGAAGCAAGGACCGGCCGTCGCGTTCAAGCTGATGCTGGACGTGATGGAGTACCACGTTCCGAAGCTGGCCCGGCACGAGCACACCGGCAAGAATGGCGGCCCGATGGTTGTGTCCGCTACTCCTGTTGACCAGGCGCTGTGACATGAAGCGCACTCATTACGTCATCTATGCCGTGATTCTCAAGGAGCACCCGGAGATCATCAAGATTGGCCGAACGACAAAGTGGAAGACCCGCAGGCGCGAGTACGACACTTGGAATTTCGCCAATGGTGACGGTGTGCTGGATTGCTTGGTCTATTGCATTACAGACGAGTATGTGGACTTGGCGGCGGTTGAATCCGCCTGTATCTCGGGGCTGGCAACGATTTGCTCGCTTTACCGAGGAAACGAGTGGTTTCATGGGACGCTGGCTGATGCCAGGCGGGTTGTTGAGGACGTGCTTTGTGCGGGCCAAATCAGCTTTGTCGAGTCCGATTCGTTGCGCGCTCACAAAGCCGCGCCACGGCTGGTTAAAAACCAGTGAAACTCACCGCAAAGCAGGAGCAGGCGCAACTTGTTCTGTCCGGCCCAGCGACTCACCTGTTGCTTGAGGGCGGATCGCGGTCAGGCAAGACGTTCCTGCTCACGCGCAACGTTGCGATGCGGGCGATCAAGGCCCCGAAGAGCCGGCACGCGATCTTCCGGTTCCGATTCAACGCATGCAAGGCTTCTATCGTGCTGGACACGTTCCCGCGCGTCATGGAGCTGTGCTTCCCGAACGTTGACTATCACGTAGACAAGTCAGATTGGTTTGCGCGGATGTCCGGCGACTCGGAAATATGGTTCGGCGGCTTGGACGACAAGGAAAGAACCGAAAAGGTGCTCGGACAGGAGCACGCGACCATCTACCTTAACGAGGCGAGCCAGATACCGCTTGAGTCCCGCAACCTGGCGGTCACCCGGCTGGCGCAGAAGGTCAATCAGGTTATCGACGGCAAAGCGAGCCCGCTGAAGCCGCGCATGTATTACGACCTGAACCCGCCGAGCAAAGCGCACTGGGCTTACCGGATGTTTGTGGAGAAGGTGGACCCGGAGACACGTATTGCGCTGCCCAACCCGGGCGACTATGCGCGCTTTCGGATCAACCCGGAGGACAACGCAGCGAACATCAGCGATGGCTATCTGGACACGCTGAAGAGCCTGTCTGCAAGGCTGCAAAGGCGGTTCCTGCAAGGCGAGTGGGCAGACGCCAATCCATCAGCGCTGTTTCACGAAACAGACATGGATAAGTGGCGGGTGATTGGCGGCAACCTGCCTGACTTTGTGAGGGTTGTGATCGGGGTTGACCCGTCAGGCTCTGGGGACACAGACAACGCCGATAACGACGCTATCGGGATTGTGGTCGGGGCCTTGGGGGCGGACGGAAACGCCTACTTGCTTGAGGACTGCACCGTCAAGGCGGGACCGGCGACGTGGGCAAAGGTGGCGACATCAGCATTCGACCGCCACAGCGCTGATTGCGTGGTCGGGGAACAGAACTATGGCGGGGCGATGGTGCAGCACACCATCCAGACCGCCCGGCCCAGGACGACCTATAAGCCGGTCACCGCGACCAGGGGCAAGGTGGTAAGGGCTGAGCCGTTCAGCGCGCTCTATGAGCAAGGCAAAGTCCGGCACGTCGGAGACTTTCCGCTGCTGGAAGACGAGCTGTGTGCGTTCTCGACCAATGGCTACACCGGGGAAGGCAGTCCGAACCGCGCAGATGCATGGGTTTGGGTGCTGGCCGAGCTCTTCCCGGCGCTGGTGAAGGCAAAGACAGTCGAGAAACCCGCACCGCCTCCTGTACGCAGGAGCTGGGCTGGTTAAATGGACAAAGAAGAAATCACGCGCATGCAAGAAGAGTTGCTCGCAATGCTGATTGACCGCACCGTGCTATGCGCTGATGTGCGCAAGCTCCCAAAGTGCTACGGCGGCGCACCAGCAAGGCGCAAGACAGCCGGTGCTAGGGCTCGCAAGCGGGCGCTGTACGCATCTCTGACCGGAATCAGGCGGATCAGGATCAGGCTTCCGATCCGATACACGCGAATTGCTGCCTAGCGGCCACACCCCGCAACGTCGAGAGACGCCCGGAGCACTATGGAAAAAGACAAGATCAAGGACGACCTGGAGGACTTCGCGCTCTGCCTCGAAAACGAGGCGGACCAGCGCAAAACCTCCCTGGAAGACCTGGAGTTTTCGCTCCTGAGCAAGCAGTGGAACCCCGATGACGTGTCGGCGCGCGAGGCCGAAGGCCGTCCCTGCCTGACGATCAACCGCATGACGGCGTTCGGCAAACAGGTTCTGAACGACGCGAAGATCAACAAAACGTCCATCGACGTCAAGCCGGTTGGAGGTGGTGCGGACAAGCTCACCGCCGACATTCAATCCGACGTCATCAGAAACATTGAAACGCAGAGCCAGTCCGATCAGGTCTATGACACCGCCTTTCAGTTCGCCATCTACGGTGGATTTGGCTACTTCCGCGTCAACGTGGACTATGTTGGCGAGGATGCGTGGGACCAGGACATCTTTCTGGAGCGCATCTCCAACCCGTTCTCTGTCTATGGAGACTATGACGGCAAGGAGGCGACCTCGATTGACTGGAATCGCTGCTTCGTCACGGACTGGTACAGCAAGGCGGTGTTTGAGGCCAAGTGGGGCAAGGACAAGAAAGCCGGCTCTTTCGACGTTGGCTCGGGCGACTATGACGCCAACTGGTTCAAGGACAAGCGCATCCGCGTTGCCGAGCGCTGGATCAGAGAGGAAGTGCCGACTAAGCTGCTGAAGATCAGCAATGGCGCGATCATGTTTGAGGACGTCTGGCTAAAGAACCAGGACGATTTCCTCTCGCAAGGGCTGGAAGTTGACGGCGAGCGCGATTCCAAAACGCACAAGGTCAAGCAGCGTCTGATCACCGGAACGGATGTACTTGAGGAAAGCGATTGGCTCGGCAAGTACATCCCGATTGTTCCGATGTACGGCGAAGAGATCAACGTCAACGGAAAGCGCTATTTCCTGTCGCTGATCCACCGCGCCAAAGACTCGCAAAGGCTGTACAACTATCAGCGCACCTTGGCCGCTGAACTGGGAGGGCTGCAACCCAAGGCTCCGTGGACGGGACCTGTCGGCATGTTCGCTACGGACGCGGCGAAGTGGCAGAACGCCAACCGGGTTGCATATCCATATCTTGAGTGGGACCCGGTTGAGGGGGCTCCAGGAGGCCCGCAGCGCATTGCGTTCGCCGGCCCGCCCGCAGGGGCGATGCAGGATGCTCTGATGGCATCCGACGACATGAAGGCGGTCATCGGGATGTACGACGCTTCTCTGGGTGCCAGAAGCAACGAAACCAGCGGCCGGGCCATCATCGCCAGAAAGCACGAGGGCGATACCTCGACGTTCGATTTCGTCAACAACCGCAATATCGCGGTTGAACATGGCGGGCGGATCATTCTCGACCTGATCCCGCGTCTGTACACCACGGAGCGGATTCTGCGCTGCGTGCAGGAAGACGGCTCGACCTACACCGTCCCGGTCAATCAGCCCGTTGCGCCGGAGCACGAAATCCAACGCATGCAGGTGATGGCGATGGGACCTATGCAGCCGCAGGCAATGCAGCCTGGGATGAGCCCGCAGGGTGCCACGGGGATGTCTCCGGACGTGCCGCAGCAAGGTCCGGAACAGCCAACAGGGGGGCCTCCGAAGTTCGCACCCGTGCCCCCGGAGCTGCAGCAGCAACTGCCGCCGCACATGCTCGACAAGCTCAATGCCGTGACGCGCATTTTCGACCTCACGACTGGAAAGTATGACGTGATGGTGACGGCTGGTCCTGGCTTCAATTCGCGCCGGGAAGAAGCCGCAACGCAGATGATGGAATTCATCCGGGTCTTTCCGCAGTCTGCTCCGCTCATTGGCGACCTGTTGGCGAAGAATCTGGACTGGCCGGGAGCCGAGCAGGTTGCAGAACGGCTCAAGGCGATGGTTCCGCCGCAGGCTCAGGGCCAGATCAATCCGATGGTGCAGAACCTGCAGAACATGCTCAAGCAGCAGGATGCGCAGGCGAAACAGGCGGTTGGACAGCTTCAGCAACAGATCGCCGGTCTGAGCAAGCAGGTTCAGGACAAGAATGGCGAGTTGCAAATCAAGGCGCAGGAAGTTAGCGTCAAGCAGTTCGAGGCAGAAACGCGCCGCGCTGAAGTGATGAGACCCGAGATAGTGCAGCAGCAGCAGATTGACCCGATCAAGGTAGCCGAGCTGCAACTAGCGCAGCAGGAGTTGGGCCTGAAGGCTCAGGAGCACGAGCTGGCCGAGCGCGAGATGGCGGTGAAGGAATATTCAGCCGAGACCGAAAGGCTGACGCTGCTTGCCGCGCGCCTGCCGCCTGAAGCATTCCAGATGCTGGTCATGAAGACGACCGGTGAGGCGATGTCCACGCACCTTGAATCTTCCGATGACGATCAGTGCGGAGCGATGGCTGGGCAGATGGCCGGCGCGATGCCGATGCCGGAACCAGCGATGCGGGACGGCACGGGAGAGCCCGGCGACATGGGCGGCGAGCAAGACGACTCGCAAGGGATGCCGATGAATGGAATGAATCAGCAAACGATGCCGCCAGACGGCATGGGAACATGAGCCTCAAGCAAGACAACGCAACGCAGTGGACCCTCACCTACCCGGCCGGAGACTACAACTCCTCCATGGAGGTGGTGGTTACTTCCGGCGGAATTGAGATTGACGGCGATCTGTTGACGTGGGCAGAGATTGACGCGGCGCGTTCCGAAATAAATCTGCGCAGTGAGAGAGAAAGGATGATCTTGCAATCATCCCTTCTTAGGCTGTCGCATGTGCTTGGATATCCTGCGCTCAGAGCATCGGAAAAATCGACCATGGACTCGTCTCTTGTCGATCTTGCTTGCGAACGCATCAAGCGCGGCTCCTGATGCACCGAGTATTCAAAGACTGCCAGCATGGGCATGTGAGCAGCGAATTGCTGGGCGTGCTGATCGCGGCTGCGATGCTGCTTGCTGCGTACATCGCTGGACAACCATGACCAGACACGCGCTCGATTGTGGATTGATCTGCGGTCTTGCCGAGTGCGACTGTGGCGCTGAGCAGAGCCAATATCGCGTGCTGAAGGACTATCCGCGCACCGAAAAGACCGGCGAGACGACACAGACGCCGGAAGGGCTGATTCGCTGGCAACGTGTTGCGAGCTGGGCGCATGTTGGCTACGCCAATAATATGGCCGATGCCAAGGCGAAGTTTGGCGGGTGTCCGGTGCTTGAGCAGATTCGATTTAATCAACCCTGAAAGAAGGAAAGACCATGGCAAAACCATCGAAGAAGATGCCGAGCAAGATGCCGCCCAAGCCGATGCCGAAAAAAGGCTGTTGAGGTAATCCGTGGCCGGCTTGCTGTCCGACATCCTGCCGTTCGTCTTAGGCGACCGCGCCAAGCGAGCGCTGCTGTCAGATCAGAGCGCTGGCCTTGGCCTGCTTGGCTCTGGGATGGCGGGACAAGCGGCTCAGATCATGCAAAGCCGCCCCTATCAGTTGCACGTTCAAGAGATGCAGGCGCTAGGACAGCAGCCGATGACGCCCGATCAGTTCCTGATTCAGCAAACGGCGAAACCGAGATAACAGAACACTAGCGAGAACAGAGCCCCTCGCTTTGTAGAGCCGCCTTCGGGCGGCTTTCTTATTGGGCCAGCGCAACGTCGAGAGACGCCCGCAAGGAAACATAAATGTCATTTTTTGACGCCACGGAACCAGCGGCAACCGCGCAAGCGCCCGCCTCCGAAGCAGCGGCCTCGGCCGCACCCGCCGCAGCACAACCAGCCGCGGCATCTGAACCCGCCCCCTCAGACCTCAACGGTGATGCTGTTCTGGCTACGGACCTCGGAGACGAGCCAACCGAGCCGGAAGACGCGGAACTGGAGTACGAGGGCAAGAAGTTCAAAGTCCCGAAAGACCTGGAAGGAGAGCTGAAAAACGCCCTCCTGCGCCATGGCGACTACACCCGCAAGACGCAGGAGGTAGCCGAGCAGCGTAAGTCATTCGAGACGCAGCGACAGCAGTTTGAGCAGACTGTTGCCATCAATCAGGCGCTCATCGATGACGTGGCCCAAGTGCGCGGCATCGATGCGCGGATCGCCCAATTCCAGAAGCTGGACTGGACGAGCCTGAATGCTCAAGACCCACAGCGGGCGCAGGCCCTGCTGATCGAGTTCAACCAACTGCAAGCCGCTCGCGGCCAGGTGGTGGGCTCGCTCACGCAAAAACAGCAGCAGTTGCAGTCGGCACGGCAGCAAGAAATTGCCAAGCGTACCGATGAAGCACGCGCGTTTCTGATGCGTGAGTTCAAGGACTGGAGCCCGGAGAAGGACGCAGCAATGGAGGGTTACGCCAGAAGCAAAGGCGTTGACACTCAGGCGCTCGGCCAATTCCTGGCGCAACACCCGCAGATTGCCCGAGTCATTGACGACGGCATGCGCTATCGCCGGTCCCTCGAACAGCGCGCCGCAACAAGAGCCAAGCCGGAACCGGCCCCCAAGCCTGTCACCCGTGTTGGCGGAGCTGCAGCGAGCAACACCAAGAGCCCTTCTGACATGAATCCGGCTGAATACCGTGTTTGGCGTCAGGAGCGCAAATCGAAACGCTAATTGCTGTCCCGCAAGGGCTGGCACTTCTAACGCCGAGAGGCGCTGAGGAACCAAAATGAGTAACGTACATGCGGTCATTGACATGATCGCCAAAGAGGGCCTTGCCATCGCGCATGAAAAGGCCACTTTCATCTCCACCGTGAACCGTCAGTTCGATGAGAGCTTCAAGCCGGAAAGCATCGGCGGCGGGCGCATCGGCGGCAGTCTGCGGGTCAAGGAGCCCAATCAGTACACCCGTCGTCAGGGCTCGCGCGTCATGGACGTGCAAGACCAGAGCGAATCGACGCAGACCATCACCCTTGCCACGCAAGACGGTGTGGATATGCGCTTCACTTCGGCTGAGCTGGCCCTGGAGGTTGACAACCCCGATCAGGTCAGCGCGTTCTCCAAGCGCTTCATTGAGCCGGCCGTCAGTTCGCTGATCTCCGGCATCGATGGTGACATGCTGACCCAAGCCACCAAGGACACATACAACTGCGTCGGCACCGCCGGCTCCACGGCGACCACCGACGCCTTGGGTCTGGCTCGCGCCAAGCTCAATCAAGGTCTGGCCCCCAAGGACAGCAACCGCTCGATCCAGCTGGATTCGATCACGATGGCTTCCATCGTCGCTGGCAACAAGGGCCTGTTCCTGCCGGACAACCAGATCAAGAAGGCGTTTGTCGAGGGCTACTACAGCCGCTCGGCGATGGCCGACTTCTACGAGAACGAGCGCACCTGGACGATGACCAACGGCTCCGACGTGTCGGGCACCACCGACGCGGCGGCTGGCGTGACGGATGGCGGA